CTTATTATAATTTACAGTAGTAAAACATAGTGGGGGTATAGGTTTTTATAAAAGGTATGTTAGGTATTGTATTTTATATTTTATTATGTTATACATAAGTACATACATACATAAGTACATAAGTAAGATTATAATGAGATTAAATATAACGATAAGTATAGAGAGTGAGGTGTTGGAGGAATTTGACTCTAGTAGGGGTGAGTTGAGTAGGGGTGATTACATAGCGGAGTTGTTAAAATGTTCAGAACCATTCAAATCCTCCACCCCAGATAAGAATGTAGTAGAGAGTAGGGAGGTGCCAGAGGATGATAATTGGATAGGTCCTCAGTTTAAGGATTCTAAGTTAAATAAAAAGTAGGGTATGAAGGATACATTGTCAGAATTGAAAGAGGTTAAAGTTTACCATGCGGCAACTGACGTAATACTGAATTATCATAATAGTGGGGAGAACGCTGCCTTGGAGGCGTTAAAGAGGTTAGAAGAAGTTATAAGGACACCTAAGGAAGAAATTTTGGACAAGGAGGAAGAAGATGAAGAACAAGAATAGGAAGAGAAAAAGGAATAAGAAGGACAGAGGAAAGCCAAAGGGTTACGCTTGGAGGTATGAGAAGTGGTTTGATGTGAATGACGAGTTGGATTATAAGGACAGAAATTTGTTACCTAGGGAGGGTAGTTGGGGTCAGATAATGAGTCCTATTACTGGAATAAAGTACAGGGTAAAGATAGCGAAGATAAAGAGAGTTCGTTAACAACAGAGTCGGGGGTGGTCGAACAAGCCGCTATGCACGGCTAAGACACACGGATTTACTGAAAGCTAGAAATAGTGAGTAGGACTCAGAGAGGCAATCGCTGTATGATGGTTTCGTGGTTGTGGGTCTAAACAAGCAATATACTGATAATATATAGTAGCTATGTAATTAGTGCAGAAGACCCAAAGCTTGGTAAGTAACTTCATTTCTTTGCTGGACGAGAGGTAGGACAATCTGGGGAAACCTGGTGAGTCCGAGACTGGGAAAGCGGTAGGTGGACGGGCTTACCCCTCCGACTTTGTTTTTAATGGGCAATAGTGTATATTGGGGTATATAATTTTAGAACACAAAATTATGAAGATAGTAAAAGAGAAGGGCAAGTGGTTACTTTATAGTGATGATGACAAGAAGGTTATCGGGAGGTTTGGTAGAAAGGATATAGCGGAAGCATACAGGAGTGAACTAAAAAAGGAAGACAAGAAGTCTTCAAAGAAAGAAAAGTAGAGATACTAATACTTACATAACAAAAGGAGTACTATGGTTTTTTATACTAAACCTGTCCCAAAACCAAGGATGACACGCTCAGACAAATGGAAGAAGAGAGATTGTGTAGTTAATTACTACGAGTTCAAGGACGCAATACAACTTCAAGCAAAGTTAGAAAATTTTGAATTACCCGATTCGTTTCGGGTTGTTTTTGCTATACCGTTTCCACGAAGTTACGGTAAGGGTAAAAGAGAGAAGATGCTGGGGCAGCCTCATCAGATTAAACCTGACATAGACAATTACATAAAGGCTTTAATGGACTGTTTGAAGGACAGTGATGCTGACGTTTGGCACGTGGATGCTCAGAAGATATGGACAAACGGAGACGGATTTATTTCAGTAGAAGAGCTATGAAAATAAAGTGGGCAGATTTTAGAGACAATCCAATGAAGTATTTGGAGGGGGTTAAGGAGGTTAAGGTAGAAAGAGGGGACGGTAGTTATTTTAGGGTAAGACACTATAGCCCGTACGCAGAAGACGGTGGTCACAAGATAAAAGGTCCTAGGAAGTATCCTAATGCTAAGGTGAAGAAGGACCATAGGTGTAACATATGTGGTAAAACGGAAAGGGTGCTTTGGGTAGTACCATTTGACGCAAGTTATTCGCCAGGTTGGTATTGTTACAAGTGTAGGAGGGCTAGGGATATAATGGATATTAAGAGGGCGAAGAAGTATAATAAAATTGTATAGAAACCAAGGGGCGAAGCGATTGAGTATGGGAAGATTTTTTAAATTAAAATATTTTAAAACCGATGATATTAATGTTCACGCTTACGATAACAACCATTATGGGAATTGCGTACTTTGTGGCAATTTGCTTGCTTCATAGCCATCATGTCGTTACTAGAAGCAAAGGGGGCAAAGGAGAAGATACTGTGGGTGTTTGCCCTGCTTGTCATAATTGGGTTCATGCTCATCCTAAGCTGGCAGCTGCACGAGGTCTTTATTTAAGCGAATATAAGAATGAAAAAAGAATTACTAGAATTACTCCCTACTGAACAAGAACTCTTAAAGCTGAGTGCCAAGGTTAAGACAGTCATTACAAGTCGAGACGAGTTGCTTAGACAAATAGGTTCTCTTAAGTTAGAGGAAGTAGGGTTAGAGGAAAAGATGGTCTATGTACTAGGTCTGATTAGTTTAGGTTTTGACCCTGTACGTGCTAGAAAAAGATTAGAGGTACCTTACAGTCATTTCTATATTTGGCAACAAGACCCAAGGCACCAGGCGATGTTAGAGAGTGCAGAGGCTAGAGGTGAATTGGTGTTAGAGGAAAAGGTGTTGGCTGGAGCAGAGAAAGACCCAGAGCTAGCGCTTAGAGTGCTTAAAGAAAAGCAGAGGGTTAGAGAGAAGAAGGAAGACGTGGAGATAGAAAAGACTAAGACTGTATGGGAGATAATGCAAAAGAGTGGTAAGGAAAGGGGTATAGAAAATGAGCCAGTAGATGGACAATTAATTGACGATGTACTCAAATAATGAAAAACAAGATACTCAAGGACGAGAGATTAGAAAAACTGGCAAGGGAAGACCCTAGACAGATAATAGAAAAAATGTTCTGGATTGTTGATAAGGCGGGTAGAAGAGTCCCATTTAAATTCAATGTCCCTCAGGCTAAGTATTACGAGGAATATATGTCACCAAGGGACGATATATTAAAGGCAAGGAAGGAGGGTTTTTCTTCGGCGATTTTGGCTATACTGACCTGTAAGTTTCTATTCGTACCAAACAGTGTGTGTGCATGCGTAAGCCATAGGGATGAGGACACTAAGAGGTTGCTTGAAAAGGTGTATTACTACATAGAGAATTTACCTTTTGAGGTAACCTTAGAAAAAGCTAGTGCAAGTAGGTTAAGGATTAAGGAAATGAATACAGACTTCATTATAGGAACGGCTGGTTCTAAGACGTTTGGTAGAGGTGATACGATTCATTATTTACACTTATCAGAGTTTGCACACTACGGCAACTGGGATATGGTTACTGGTTTGCTTAACGCTGTTCCTGACGATTTAGACAATACCTGGGTGGTCAAAGAAACTACTGCAAACGGATACGGGACTCCGCACCATATAGCATGGCAGGACGAGAAAAGGGGGGCTAGTGTATTCAAGCCAATCTTTTTTTCCTGGGCAGACAACCCTGAATATCAAATGCCTATACAACCAGACACAAAATTCACTGCAGAGGAAAGAAGTTTACAGGATTCGCTTGGTCTAACAGACGAGCAATTGCTATGGAGACAATGGAAGATTAATTCCATGCAACCTACACAAGATTATACCAGGGAGGATTTATTCAAACAGGAATATCCTGCAACGGATACGGAAGCATTTTTGTCTACAGGAAGACCTGTTTTTGACCCAGAGACACTAGAATGGTATGACCAAGCTATATGTACAGAGCCAATTAAAAGGGGTGAACTCATAGGCTGGAATCCTCCGTATATACACGAAACTAACCTAGGAGAACTTAGAATTTATAAAGAGTCGGAGCAAGGACACCAGTACGTGATTGGTGGGGACACCGCAGAAGAAGGAGACTACTCTGCACTTGTTGTATTAGACCGAGAAACTATGGAGCAAGTCGCCTTATGGTGGGGTCATATTGACGAATTTGAACTTGCAAACGTAGCATTTAGACTTGGTACCTACTATAACACGGCACTTATAGGAATAGAGCGTAACAATATGGGCGTTGCTGTAGTGAAAAAACTAGACGAACTCGGCTATAAAAATCAGTATAGGATGGAAGTCATAGATGAACTAGGTAACAAGGTAAGGGATAAACTGGGCTGGGAAACGAATAGTGGGACAAGACCAATACTTATCAGTGATTTAAACCAGGTGGTAACAGAGCGTAAGATAATTATTAGGAGTAGAGATATAATAGGGGAGATGAAGAGTTTTATTAAGAATGCAAAAGGTAAGCCAGAAGCCCAAATTGGAACTCATGACGATTTAGTTATTGCAACTGGGGTGGCGTACCAGATGTATAAGAGTGTGCCAAACAAAATAGGTAACGGGGATATTTATATTAGAAAGTATAAACCCAATACAACATTAAATAATTTTAGTAGGAATTAGTATGGAAGACATATTAAGCGCCCTAGACGATGTTACTGTAGGAAAAGCTTCTACAAAGACAGAGTCAAAAGTTAAATCTGCTCCAAAGGAAACAGCAATTAAAATGGGCAGAATTGACTATAAAAACCTTAAGGAGGTTTTAAAATCTAAGAATCTTTATGCTGTTAAAAACGTAGGGAAGACAGATTTAGTGTGTGACTGGGATTTAAACTTAATGCCAGAAGAGTTAAAACCAGAGTTCGATAACTACTTAAGTGATAGGTACAATGTGTATCAGATTAAGGAAGCAAACCTAGACTTCAGGATTGTAGTTCTTTACAGGGAGGGACGAAGCATAAACTTTATGCACCAGTTCATGACTGAGAAGAAGATTCCTAATCTCGAGACAGTTCGAGAAGGTAAAGAGGTTTTAGTTAAATCTCAATTTGTACTACCTGCTGGAAAAACTGCAATTGTTACAGAGGACCAGTATGAGTCTCTTAAGAGGTATGAAAAAAGAAGGCAAGCTTCTGACGCTGGTGTATCAGATTGGTTTGGAAACCTAGTGTTTAAGCAGATAACTGACCCCGATATGCTCGAAAAGGTCGAGTACAGTTTTGTTACTGTGGCTGACATTAAGAACAATGAGTTTGAAACTCAGGAGCATGAGTTGGGTCCTGTTAAGAAATCTGCTACAATTGAGTATTCAGATGAGCTGGATGAACTCTAATGGTTGAACTGATTTCGGTCAAAAAGAGGAATAAAGAGTTTGACGACTTCTTAGAAAGGCTTATACAAACTGGCTGCAGTTATGAAGCCGTCATAGAAAATGGAAACGTTACAAAGCTTTATGTTCGCATTCCAGACAACGGGGATTGGAAAGACCTCAAGTACGGTAGAATACTTGGGTCAAAAGTGGTATCTTATAAACAGACAATATACATTCCTCGCATAGTAGACGGTAAATTTATTTACAATTACAATGGAAAATAAAACAAACGGGTTAAGTGAGTCCGAGATTAAGTTTAATAAACTACTCTTAGAAGCCGTAGAAGCTAACGAGGTAGGATGTTTCTGGAATGATGGTCCGTGGCGTGATAGATGGGATATCCAAAGAAAGTTCGCATATTATTTTTATGAGGATATTGACCAGAGTGACGGTTATCGCTCTAACGTTAAGTCCCCAGAGATTGTTGGTAGAGTACAGGGTACTTTGCAAAAGATGAACAAATTCAATCTTGAGTTTGTAGTTCGTCCTAAAAACGATAGGGCAAAATTTTCTGCTGAGATTAATCAGTTACTATTAAACCAATTATTTAGAACAAAAGAGTTTAAATACAGGCTTAAAGACGCATACCAGGACGCTGTTACAAATGGTACTGCAGTATTAGGTGTCGAGTGGGTCACTGTTAAGAGGGAAGTTAAAATGCAAAAGACTAACCCAGACCAAATGACTGAAGAGGAGCTAAAGGACTTTAAAGAGAACGGTATTATCCCTTATGAAAAAGTTACTTTAGTAGAGCCAGACGGAGTTTCCCTTGTAAACCATAGACTAGAGAACGTGTTGTTTGACCCTTCGTGCCAAAGTGTAAATACAGGGCACAACAGGGCAGGACATGCGTTTGTTACGGAAGTATTAAGCGAGGATAGGTTTAAAACGCTGTTCAAAGGTAAGATGTATAAGAATGTCAAAAAGGTTAAACCTAACGCAATTGACATGACTGAAGAGGGAGATACTAGAGGTAGGGATTCATTCTTGGCAGAACCAAGTGATTACAACAAGGAATACATAGAAGTGGTTCATGGCTATGGTTATGATGAAGACTGGTACATGATTAGGGCAAACGGAATCTTTATTTATGAAGGACCACTTCCCTATAACGACAAGGATATTCCATTAGCTACATTAAGAGCTTACAAGGCTCCTTATCAGCTTTACGGCATCGGACTACCTGACTTACTTATACCAGTAGTTACTCAAATAGAGCTTATTTCTAACGCTGTGTACGACTACATTATGTACACGACAAACCCAATGTTGCTTATCCAAAAACAGGATTATGAGGATGTTACTAGGGTATTAGAAATCGGAGATGGAGCACCAGGTACAGCAATACCAGTTAGTGATGTTAATAGAGGTTTTGATACTGTTAAGTTCCCAAGTTTATCCGTTGATGTATTCCAAGCTTTGGGTATCTTACAAAAAGATGCTGTTATTGCAAGTCAACAGGACCCAACACAACTGGGTGTCATTCAAAAGAATGCTACTGCTACTGCAAACATTCTTAACAAGGAAATTACTGAGGCTTATGTGATGGCTATGGTAGAGAACTTCAAAGAAGACTTAGAGCAAGTAGCCAAAATGGTCGTAAGTAGAATCCATCAGTTTATGACTGAAAAAGATGTTAACAAAGCAGTCAATGGGGAAAGTATGGTAGACGAAATAGAAAATTATCAGATTGGGATTGAAGACAAGAATGTTGATATTGATTGGGATAACAGAAGTATAAAGATTAAGGACGACCCAGGAGAAGTGTCCTTTATTCCTATTAAGTCGGATATATACGAATATACTGACGAAAACGACAAAACCCTTGAGGTTGGACTTAATGATTTTGATATAGAACTTAGCGTAGAGAGTGTAGAAATAATTAGTAGAGCCCTAGAGAAACAGGAGGCGGGTGAGCAATTAGCACAACTTTCAGGATTTATGGTTGATACGACCAACCCAGCCAAGGTTGCTGCACATCCAATGCCACTTGTAGACGCAGTTTCCTTAATGGAAGAGGTGTTTGACAAGAAGGGTTGGAATAAGAAGCACCTACTTCAATACAATAAATTAGAACAGGATTCTATAAACAGGGCTAAGGCACAAAACTACGAAGCGTTTAAGGGTCAAAGACCTATGCCACATCCAGGAGAAAGTCGAGAGCATATAAATATCCATACACAGTTTAATAAAGAAATGCAGCAAAGACTCGAGGTCATGAAGAAAGATATTGAAATGATGATGACACAAGGTCAAAATCCTCCAGGAACGTATAAACAGGAGTTTGATTTAACTAGACAGGCAATTGCAATCATTAGTGAGCATATAATGGAAGACAGCCAACCTGCGTATATGGAACCTATGCAAACATCTATGAAGGGTATGCAGATGTCTCAACCTGCACAACAGGGAATGGGACAGTCCGTATCGCAGTCTGGACTCGGTGGCAACCAACCAACAGTCAACCCAATACAACAGGCTGGTATGGAGGGTGGACCAGGCGAGCTAGGTGGTAGTATGGGAATGTAATTTTATTATTAAAAACATGGAAGAAAACAAATTATCAAAAGCTGAGTTGGAAAGATTACAAGAAGAAGTTAAAAACTTGGAGGGTTCTGTACTCATGCAGATTACTAAGAGAAAGTATGATTTAATGAAGGATATGGCAGCAGATATGCCTACGTACGACAATGAGACCATGGCTAAAAGAGAATTTTACAGGGGCGTTGTGGACGGACTGAACTGGTTTTTGAAAGACGTGCATACTTTTATTGGTAGAACAGAAGAGGTCTTGCAAAAGACTGAGGAATAGTTTATATTTAAAGAAATAAGAGTGGTACCTAACTGCTCTGAGTAGCACTACACCGAAGAGGCTATAAGTGGGAATTAAGAATAGTTCCTGTTTATAGCCTCTTTTTGTTTAAAAGCAAAAAGATGACAACGGGTCGTTCCGTTATATAAATTAACTGTATGTTCCTTACAATGGGAGAAATAAAAAAGACAGACGACATTCAAGAGGATGTCACAGAGGAAGTAGTCGCAGACACTACCGAGTCTGAGGATTCGTCATCCGAAACTGGGGTAGAAGATACCTCGCCAGAAAGTGTTGAAACAGAAGAGACCGAGACCGAAGAGGTGGAGGACAACTCGGAAGATGAAACAGAAGAAGGCGAAAGTTCTTTAAAAGAAGACTCTGAGGAAACGGTTCCTTTTAACAAGAACCCGAAGTTTCAAGAAAGAGTGAAGGAAATCGAAACTAAGTATGGAAAGAAAGCCCAGTTGTGGGATACAATTGCCAAACTGAGTAATAGTGACCCTGAGTTCCAACTTGAACTAACTAGAAGACTTGAGGCTGCTGGTGAGTTACCTAAGGGTACTTACGAGATGGCAAAACAAAAGGCAGAAACACAAGGAGTCGAAAAACAAGACAATAATAAAGAGCCAGACGAACTAGAAGAGAAGGTAAGTAAACTTCCTGAGGTTCAGTTTGCTAGAGACCTAATGCGTAAAAAACAGGAGGAGGAAGCAGCTGAGGAAGCCAGAATAGAAGGAGTTTTGCGAGACTTCGAATCGAGACATACTGACATAGCATCTTCAGAAAAACCTAAGGTTGTTAGAAAAAGAATAGCGACTTTAGCCGAAGGTTATGTAGAAGAGGGTATGAAATACGAGGACGCTCTTGAAGAGGCATACACGATTCTTTTTGATAAAGATAGTTTATTGGCTCGGGAGAGAGAAAAGGGCGAGGTAGAAGGGCAAATAAAAGCAGGTATAAAATCTGTTGCAGGAGCCTCTGCTGGTAGCCAGAAACCAAGTAAAACACCGCTAAGGAAGTTAACTCGGGAAGAAGAGGAAGCAAGAATCATGCTAGGGTATTCTAGGGAGGAGTACATTCGATTTAAAGATTCTGACGGTTCTGTTGAATAATTTAAATTTAGCGACATAGAAATATGTATAACGCAAGAGTAGTTAAAAAAGATTCAGAAGCAACAGTAGTAACACTAAAAGCTAGTGAGACAATAGCAAAGAACGACTTCATCACAATCTTAACAGATGGTGAGGCAGAAGTTAGTGCTACTGGCGAAGGCATTTTCGGTATTGCACTAGAAGCTGCAACAGTTGGGAAACCAGTTAGAGTCTTAAGGGCACATCCAGGAATGGTTGTTCTTATGGACAACGACAACACTGGTACAACATTTGCAGCCAGCCACGTTGGTGCAAGATTTGACATAACAGGTACAACTGGAGCTCAATTAGTAGACACTTCTACTGCAGCTCAAGACGGTACTGATTCAGGTCAGTTATTCTGTATTGGATACAGCCCAGTTGGGTATGGATTCGATGGCGATGCTTCTATTGGTCTTTTTGAAATAGCTGAAATACAAGGTTTAACTAACGCCACAGCATAAAGTTAGTGATTGATTTAATTTGATTTAATTTGGAAAATGAGTACACTTACAACAATCTCAGTTCCTAATGTTATAGACCCAGGTGTTAAAAAGCATTTTGTTGACGAGTATAAAGTAAACAAGATTGACTTAGGTAAAATCTTCAAAATCTCAAATCAGGAAAGCGCTACAGACGAGTTTAAGAACTACACTGGATTAGCACAACTTTCGCCTGTTGGAGAGGGAGAAACCTATTCTGAGGACGTTCCTATTCAGGCTTACGGTGTTTCTCTTACCCCTGTAAAGTACGGTAAGATAATGCCAGTAACTTATGAAATGAGGAAATGGGCTAAGACAAAAGAGATTTGGGATGCAGCTAAAATGCTTGGAAGAGCAGCTGCTAGAACTGAACAAGTTCACGGAGCTTCCGTGCTAAACAACGGTTTCACCGCAGCCTACACATCATACTCTGATGCAAAGCCCCTATTTGAGGACGACCATCCAAGAGCAGATGGTGGTGCTGCACAAGACAACGAGTCAGCATTATCACTTTCTGAGACAAACTTAGAGACTTTAATATTAATGATGGAAGGACAACTTGACGATAGAGGACAGCTAATTAGCTGCTTCCCTAACAAGCTTGTAGTACCTCCTGCATTAAGAAAGAGAGCTTTAGAAATTCTCAAGAGTGATAAAAAGAGTGACTCTGCAGACAACGATGCTAATGTCTACAACGGTTTCCAAGAGTACTACGGTACAATGAAACTTGTTGTATGGGATTATCTAGGAGCTGCAGCAGGCGGTTCAGATACTGCTTTCTATCTATTTGACGACAATGTTCACAAGCTAATGTGGCAGTGGGCAGAGAAGGCAAATGTAAGCAGAGACGAATCTATCGGATTCAAGAACGACACCATTCACTATAAGAGTAGAGATTACTTTGCATATGGATGGGGAGACTGGAGAGGAACAGTTGGTTCAACAGGTCTTTCTTAATTTGTAACTTAGACTGGCTATGGCATTAACTGAACAAGATTATCTTAGAGCAGCGAATGACCCTAAATTCATGGCAGCCCGATGGAAACAAAGGGTTGCCATAAGCCAAGAAAAACTGGACGAGTTTCTTGCCAGTGGTGCTAGTGAAGAAGAAAAGAAACAAGAGCTTTTAATGCACAGAAAGCGTATTGAGAGAATGAAAGAAGTGCAAAGGAAAGCAAAGGGGTAGTTATGTTAGACCCGATACCTTGAAGCAAAGCTTCTTAAATTCGGAGGAAAGCCGAAAGGCAATATATTAAATAACATTTTAAAGGAATAATAATTATGAGTAATGGAACACATTTTAAAGGACCTGTAGATTCTAAGGGTGGATTTACGGTTGATGGTAAAACGGTAGTAGCTAGCGAAGGCGGAGTTGCAGAGGCTGCACTAGCAGCAAATGCAGTTACAACAACTAAGATTAAGGACGGAAACGTTACTGCTGCTAAATTGGCAACCGATGCAGTAGAAACTGCTAAAATTAAAAATGGAAATGTTACTGCTGCTAAATTGGCAACCGATGCAGTAGAAACTGCTAAAATTAAAAATGGAAATGTTACACTGGCTAAATTATCAGCAGAAATAACCCCCTCACACATTGTTAAGTACGCAGGTACAGTAACTTGGAGTGGTGGTACTGCATCTAAGGCAGTTACAGTGACAGGAGTAGCAGCAACGGATATAGTCTTAGCTTCTTTCTTGGTAACACCAACACAGGCAGCTTATATTGCTAAGATTGTACCAACTACAAACACGATAACAATTACATTAAGTGCAGCTAACACATCAAATGATGCTCAAATATCTTATGTAGTATTAAGAGCGGCAGCTTAAATTTAGTAATTAAAGAATATGATAATTGAGAATGTAGACGGTAAAGCAAAACAGTCAACTGTATATTCTTGGGCAAGTGGTTCTGTGACTGCAGCTGGAACAGCAGCAGCGACAGATTTAACTACTGTAGAAGGATTTGAAGATTTGTTTGCACCATTTTCAGATTCAACATCTGTAAGTGGAGTAACTATGAAAAGAGTTCCTACTAAGATAAAAGTTTTAGCTGGTGGTGCTGCTTACATAAAGATAAATGGTGGGAATGTAATAACAATTGGAACAACCACACCTTTTGAAGCTGATGATTTAGTAATAAAATCTATTGGGGTATCAACTGGTGGTAGTGCAGTAACAATAACTGTGTACTTACAATAATTTAAGGATTTTAAAAAATGACAACAAAAAAAGAAAAAGAACAATTACTAGAAGAGGTAAGGATTCTCAACCTTAAAGTAGATGATATTAAGTCACAGAATAGACACTATGCAGAGGAAACCGAGAAATTAGAAAGTGCCAAAACTAACTTAGGAAAAGAAATAGATAGTCTTAAACTTGAGTCTTCTCAACTTGCAGAAGTAAAAAGTAGACTAGAGCAAGAAGTTGAGAAAGAGAGAAAGAATCTCTCAGACCTTAAAGAGAGAGAAAAGAAGGTGTCTGAAAAACTTTCTGAAGAGCAAAAAATTTTGGCTGAAATTAGTGCACAGAATATTAAAGAAACCAGAAGGGCAGAGGAATTAGCTTACAAAGCTTCTGAAGCACAGAAAGAATTAAATGATGCAGAAGAGAAATTAAATGTAAAGTTTAATTCTTTGAAAGGTTTTGAAGAGCAATTGCTTGTTAAAGAAGGTCTTTTAAATAGAAGGGAACAGATGTTGGACTTAAAGGAGCAAGGAGTTAAGATTTAAGGCTACTTAAATGGCACAAACAGAAGAAAAACTTGTCAAAATAGTTGATACAACTATGCACAGTAGGGGTGCCTCGGTTATTCAAGAGGGAGATTATGGGGCTTTAGTCGTTAAGGATGTGAGTGGTGGCAGTTCTTCAGCAGAGAATGCTTCTTTAGTTTTAGGGTATGACGACAACGGAAATGTTTCAACGATTACAAAAACGGTAGGAGTAGTAGTGTCTACTAAAACACTAACCTATACAGACGGTTTATTAACTAATATTAGTGCATGGGAGGAAGTATGAAACCAGGATTAGATGAATCATCAACACAAGATACCTTAGTAGTTAGAGATGGGGATGTTTACAAAAAGTTTTCCGTAGTAGAAGAAGTTTTTGACCCTACACCCCTAAAAGAGGAACTGGCTAACTTAGAAGTTCTTCAACCCACCAATCAGGAAGTAATAAATTTAGCTAAACAGGGAATAATTCATCCTTATTACGACCCAAATATTCAGCAAAGAATAGATTGGTTAAAATCTAAAATAGCAGAAATGGAGGCAATGTAATGGCATGGACATTTTGGCAACCAGCAAAACCAACGAATTTAACAGGGTCACTCGTGGCTGGCGGTTCTTTGGCTGCAAATACAACTTATTATTTTAAGGTTTACGCTTGGGATGCTGGAAATACCACCACAACCAGGAACTCTTTGACCCAATCTTCTAATCAAATTTATTCTCCTTATTCGAACACTTTTTCAATTACAACTGATTCAACCAATAAATCTGTTTCACTAACTTGGGACAAAGTTTACAAAAGAAATGGAACAACAGAGGTTGATGCCTACGAAGTTATTATGTCCACAGCTGATGATATGGATACGGCTCAAGATGATGCCTGTTTGTATCCTAATGATGTCAGTTATTACACTCCAGCAACAACCACTAACGCTTTTACGATAACCAAAGCTCCTACCACAACGGGGGTTTTATCTGCCTATCATAAAAATATAAAAGATGGCATTCCTTATTGTATCTGGGACGGGGCTACTCCCTCTTGTACTTTTAAGTCCTTATATGACGCTTTAACTGCCGACCCCTATTACAATATCTTTGCCAAGAAATTTACTTCGTTTAACGACCCGAATAATATTTTAGGTTATGAATTTTTAGCCACAATTTATATCACCCGTTATAGCGGTGATAGCACCGATGGGGTATATACGTTTGTTTCTTTGGGAGATTTTGTCATTAACTACGGGGGTTTTAATTGTGGTGGCTGTAAGTATAATGTGCAAAATTCATACCTATTTTTCTGTGGTTCTACTCACGCAGGAGGAATGAATGTCTTTGGGATTCCTAATGCTGGTTCAATTTTACAAAACAATGTTTTACGCTACACTTTGGGAACAACTCCAGGTGGCAAGTCTTGGGGTAGTTTAGGTCAAAATTATGCCCCGTTTATAAACAATAATGTGGTTTCTGATGGAAATGTTTATCAAAACTGGAAACAAACAGGGGAAGGTATCAATAAACCAGTCTTATACATTTCTAATTCTGGCTTTAATCGGGCTACTGATATGGGAAGTATGGGTTCAGCCAATGACTCTCAAACTGACAATAGTGGAACTTTCTGGGGAATGTACTTTACCCTAATGGGTTATAAGAGAATGAAAAAGTTGGTTTTGAATAATCGTTATGGTTGGTATTTTTATAATTCTACCCGTTTTGGTTATGATATGACCAACAATCTTTATGAGTTTTTTCAAAGTGGTCAGCAAAGTTTTATTGATTGTATTTGGAGATATAGGAATTTTACGGGAATAGCTGATAGCGATGGCTGGAATCCCAAACTTCGTACTTATTCTTATTATGGTCCACAAATAAAAAATAGTCTTTTCTACATTGGTAAATCAGTAATGATAACCGTTAAAGATAAGAATGGTAACCCTATTTCAGGAGCTAAGGTTAAGTTTGAAAGTTCAACAGGAATAAATTTGACCAGAGGAAACACTCTAAATGATGTTTGTCGGGTGGGCGGTTCAGCTAGAAGTAATGGAAACAATTATGATTCTACTGAAACAACTATTACTCACGATGATGATGATATTTGGTTAAAAGAAAATCTTACAGAGGGAAATATTGCTGTACCAACAGTGGGAAATACTTACTGGTATGGGGCGGAAAAGATAACTATTTTAAGTCGGGATAGTGCGGTTGTCCCTTGGGCTACCTATACTCATCACTATACTGCTACTCGTGGTGTTGATGGAACTCCTAGTGGCTGGATAATTTCTGGTAATGCTCAGTATGACCAACGATTAGTTAATGCTCCTGAATATTTAACCACTGATGCCAATGGCTTTACTTTTAACGCCACTTTATTTAGAGTTTATAAAACAAGTGTTTTGGATAAAAACGATTTTTTGACTAATTATTTAGCTAATAATTGGGCAACCGAGTATGAATGGGGACCAGTTAAAGTAACTATTACTGCTCCAGGCAAACAAACAAGAACTATATATATTTCTGACTCTTATGCTATCGCTTTAGGTACAGAACCTATAAACTTGGAAGTGAATATGGATAGTCAGGTTCCAATACTTGTGGTTGATGGGGACAAATTAGTATTAAACGAGTTACCCGAAAGTGTTGAAAATATAGCGGGTTATATGGAATTATAGTATTAATGAAATAATAGTTTAACATTACTGATATGAACAGAATAAATCAACATATTTTTTGGACAACAATGTTAATATTAATGTCTACTATAATTATTACAATTATTGTTTTCTTTGACAAAGTTTGTTTGTTTTTGGGTTCTTTTTTTATTTGGTTGTGGCGGAGACTTTGTTAAAGTGGTATATTTAATAGTAGTTTAATTTAAAATTTATAAACATGGAACTACAAGAAATTGATTTAAATATCGGGAGAAAGACTCAATTGATTAACTCTAGCGGAACCTTTGTAGACGGTAATGTCACAGAAGCTGATTGTACGTCTTTTGTAAACGACAGGTACAGACAGTTATACATCAAATTTGCAAACAAGTTTCCAGAGTACGGTCAATATAATGAGCTGTTGGACTTGAAAGAAAATACAGCGTTTTACGCATTTAGCGGTCTTACAGAGGATATGTTAGTGCTTAACTATGTAGGTATCAAATATTCAAGTACAGACGAAAATTATACGACAGTAAAAAGAAGAGAAGGAAACTTACTCTTTAAAAATAATACTGACACGACAAGGTTCGATAAAAGTCATCCATATTTCAAATTTACAAAAGACACTACGGACGGTTTTGGTATTACAATAATGCCAACACCAGACGCAGACGTTACATCTGGACTATACGTAGAGTATGTAATCCTTCCAGACGAGCTTTCAGGGGTTGGTGATGTACCAAATCTACCAGACGGATTACAAGATGTTTTAGTCGCTTATGCTATCGCAGATGTGTGGGAGGCAAAAAGAGACTGGAGCAATAGCAATCAAGCTCTTAATAGGGCTAAGGACCTGGATAAAGAGTTCTTTGACAATTACAAACCAAAGACTTCTTTAACACCAGTCAAATATGGTATTGGTAAATCATTTAATCCTTTTAATAGATAATGGCATACACACCTGAGTTCGTAAAAGCAAATAAACAGGGCAGACCCTTAGAGAGGGAAAATCGACCAATTACAATCAGTAACTTCGCACTTGGAACAGACCAACACAATCCAACCACAAACCCGACTGGAGGTATAACTAGAATTATAAACGGACGCTGCACCAGGGGAACAACCCTAGACAGGAGAAAGGGAAAAATTGTTTTCGGGAACTCAGGCGATGCGGGTTCTGTGTATATGATGGGTGCGTTACAAGTTAGTGGAGGAAGCGATATTTTCCTAAGAATAGTAGACGGTGAAGGTGCAGGGGTACAGGTCCAAAAGTACAATGCTACTACGGACGTATGGGATGATTTAGGTTCTAATATTGGTAATGCGGACGATAGAAGGGACTGGTTTGGCACTTCTGTAACAATAGCAGGAGAAGACAGGTATTATTTTACCAACGGAATTTCTGACTTGATGTACACAAACGGCACAACAATAACAGAAGTAACAGGGGTAAAAGCAAGGTATATTACTCATGTGGAAAACGTTTTGATAATTGGACATGCTACGGAGACGTTTTATGAGAACCAACTTATATATTCCAAGGCAAATTCTCACCAGTTTTACAATGATTTAGACGGTTCCTATTCCGCTTCTACCCAGACGTTTTCTCTGCCAGGAGAGGTTACCAGGATTGTGAGTTTTAATTCGTTGGTGTATGCGTTTACAAAGGCAGATGGGTTATGGGAAATTGATTTGAAGGACGATACTGTAAGACAAATTTCTACACACGGAACAATAAGTCCCAAGAGTGTAGACATTGACTGGGACGTAATGATTTGGGCGGACCAAAACGGAGTATGGGCATTACCTATTGGTGGAGATGTCCTCAAAGTATCCACAACTGTGGACAATATATACAGTCAGACTTCGGCGGAGTACATATTCCAAATAGTTGGAGGATTCAATACAGAAGGAGAATACGAACTACACCTTGGTGACTTAACCTATCAAGGTACCGAGTATCCTAATTATACGCTTGTTTACGAAATAGAACAGAGTAGACAACTAAATCAGAATACCTGGAAAGAAGATAGTGGAAAAGAGTTTCCTAATTGTATGGCTAAATGGACAAATGCTCTGGGTTTCACACAAAGTTACTACGGTTCAAGGACTAATCAAACTGTGTTCCAAAACGATTATGGTTATGAAGATGGCTCTGGGGTTGACATAGAACTTATATGTGAAACAGCCGACATTGAGCTTACAACAGAAAAACAAGAGGCGTTTTTAGAAGATGTTTATTTAACTTATGAGCCTAATGGTTCTGAGACTATTCCTTTGTCTTTGTATGGTAGGGTGAATACTGGAGCTTGGGAATTGATAAAAAGTGTAGATTTACCTGCTGGGTCCAGTACTATGAATACTGTGCGTATACAAGGAGTCAAGGGATTTAAGGGAAGAAGCTTTGGGTTTAAAATAGTGAGCAAGGACAGCAAGTCTTTTAGGCTTTATGAGATATTTGCTACCTACGGTGTAACTAATAATGACATACGACCAATATAATGGCAGAAACTTTAACATTAGAACAATTAAGAGCTGGGGATATGCCTCAGCAGCCTACAAGGCTACCTAAGAATGAAATCAAATGGTGGCAAGTAGAAACCGTCCAAGCAGCAAAAATATACTATGGTGATTTTGCCATTAATAAGGGTGAAATGACTATTGGTTCTGGTGATAATGTTTTCAAAGCAGACAGTAATGGTATTTATCTTGGGAACAAAGAGTACGGTTCTGCACCATTTCGGGTTGATATGTCTGGAAACCTATATGCAGAGAATGTAAATCTTTCAGGGGAAATCAATGCAACCAGCGGTACGATTGGTGGTTTTACTATTACTCCTACACAAATGTATGGGGGTATTATTAAGACTGGTCAAGCAGTAGGTGCAGGTGAAAGCGGTGTTATTATGGATACCGACGGGTTACGTGGGTATAGTAACATTCTTGGAGAAGTGTTTAATTTACCAACGGATGGAAGTGCTCCTACCTTTAGTAGCGGTATCATAAATAATACAGTGTTTGAAATAAACACGAACGCCATTATGAGAACGTCCGAAGATGTCGGTGATGGGACTGCGAACAGTGCAGGTATTTTAATAAATGAAACAGGTTTTTATGCTACACAAGCAAACCAAACCTTAGCTAATGCGAATGTAAGAATACTTTCTGATGGTACTGCGGTATTTAGTGGTTCTGTAAAAGGTGGAATGACTGACTTTATGGTCGGAGAAGGGTATTTCATGGGACTGTCTGGTGGTGTTTATAAAATGGCAGTTGGTAATCCAGGTGGTAATTATATGTCATGGGATGATGAACAGCTTAGAATTAAAGGTATAATAGAATTAGATGGACCACTAAACCTTGAGGGTTATGCAACAGCAAGTTTGCCTGTACCTCCAAGTAATCCAGGGTTAAGTTTAGCATTAGCTTGGGAATAATGGCACAAATAAATGGTTCTACAACTTATTTATCTTCGCATTTTGCCTACTATATTACATGGTCTGAAGACCAGGTCAACTCTACAAATAATACTTCTAGAGTAACTGCAAGCGTATATGTTCAAAAGATAGGTTCTTATAATGTAGAATCAAGTCATAATGACCACGATTTATACATAGATGGTACACATTTTTCTGCAAATAACTATGTAGATATGAACCCAGAAACAACACCAAGACTACTAGTTTCTGGTTCTAAAACAATTACTCACAATTCTGACGGTACGAAAACAATCAATATTAGTTCAAGTGGTGAAGTCTGTCATATTGACCCTAGACCTTCATATACGCCTTACTCTGGAAGTGCAAGTGCAAATGTAAGTTTAACTACAATTACAAGGGCTACGGCAGTATCCACATCAGACCCTAGTTCTGTAGGTGGAACTTCTGCAACAGTTGGTGGAAACGTTACTGACGCTGGTATTCCTACTTGTACACAAAGAGGTGTTTATTGGGGAACAAGTGCAGGCAGTCAACCTAACAAGGTAACAAGTGGTTCTGGGGCTGGTGCTTTTAATGTAAACATATCTGGATTAGATAGAGGAACTACCTATTACTATAAAGCTTTTTCGTATAATAATAGTGGTTATAGATACGGGACTGTTAAAAGCTTTACCACTACGGCGGCTGCACCTTCAGTTACAACTGGTTCTGTTTCGGACATAGGTGTAACTACGGCGACAGTAGCTGGAAACGTGACGAACGATAATGGGGCTACGGTTACTGAGTGCGGTATATGTTATACAACAAGTGGAACACCAACCACTTCGGACAGCAAAGTTGCTACCAATAGTGGAGAGGGAGTTTTTGAGGAAGACTTAACAGGACTTACGCCAGATACAACATACTATGCTAGGGCATACGCTATAAACGCCCAGGGGACATCCTACGGCTCAGTAGTTGAATTTGACACATTAGTATCCATACCAATCCTTACGACTGTCGCAGGGGCAACAGGGATTACTACATCTGCTGCTACAGTGTCAGGTGAGGTGACGAGTGACAATGGTGCTGTAATTACCGAAAGGGGTTTTGTATATGGGCTGAGTGAAAATCCTACAATTGCAAACAGTAAAGCCATTGTTCCTGGGACTACTGGTGTAATGGAGAAGGAACTTACAGGATTGCAGATAGCAACAACTTATCACTTTAGACCATTCGCTACGAACTCTCAGGGTACTGGATATGGAACAGATTCTACGTTTACTACTTTGCCAGGAAATCCATCAAGTTTAAGCGCTACTAGAACCGACAAAGACTCCGTGTATCTGACCTGGACCAAGGGAAATGGGGGTACGTATTCTATTATAAGGAGGGGCGAAGTTGCTCCAGCAAACATAAATAGTGAAACTTTAATATATCAAGGTACTGGTTCTTCATTTACTGATACTGGTTTAGATGCTGGCACTACTTACTATTACAGAGTTTGGAGTGCTACTACAGCTGACTGGAGTGAAGCTTACAGTGCTGGTTACTCTGCGGATTATGACACTACAATATACGATTTCATAAACACTTCTTACGCATTAGCCGACGACGTAAATCCAGCAACAGTTCCAACTAACGATGGAGTATTAAGGTGTCAGGTAAGTCGGGACGGTGGGACCACTTGGAGTGCCGCAAAGGAGCTTACATTTAATGCGAGTATTACCACACAAGATTTCGGTAATGGGCAAACAGAATTGTGGGGTATGATGACCTGGAATGGAGACCATGTTAACGACACAAATTTTAGGGTAAAGATTATTGGTAGTAGCGATGACAAATCGTATCAAATATTTAAGAATTTTGGTTTCTCAGTGAACCCTAGTTTTATACTTACTGGGGTGAGAGTTCAGGTAAAGGCTGCCTTTGATAATGTTAATTTGTTGGTTTATTTTGTAAAGGTTGATGTGTTTTACGGAGATAGTCCTTTACCAGTCGGAGAAGGAAGTCTTGCATACGATACAACCTTAGACAGACCTACATATTATGATGGCGGGGATTGGACACCTATCGGAGGAGGGTCAAAAGTTACTGTCTCAGAGACGGCACCTTCTGACCCTAAATTCGGGGATATTTGGGTAGATATTAGTAGTGATTAGATTGACTACCATACCACTTGTATCTATAATGAATTAGGTTCATATTTAAATTAAATAATATAATAAAATGGCTTTGACTCAAACATGGAGTTTGCAAGGAGCATCTCCAACAACTATTGGAACAACTGATTATATTCAGTTTTCCGATGGCACATTTGGCAATTCTATTACGGTAGGAGCGTATAACGGAGGGACTCACGTAAGAAGTTCAAGTGGTACTGATAGTTCTTCGGCTAATTCACCAAAGAACAGTAAGTACATAGCGTCAGGGACGGTTGATGTTGGTGGTGGTACTGTAGCAGTGAGTTCAGTTACTACTGCAAACTGTCCTATAAAGATTGCTGTAGGTTATGACACAAACATAACAGTTACAGACATTACTATGTTTGCGTATGACGGTACAACACCAGCAACAGCTCCAACAAACTTGGACGTTTATTTAGCTGAGCAAGGTGATAGTGCATGGGTAAATGCAGACGGTAGTGCCGCAGCTTTGACACTAGGAGATAGTACAACTCCAGCTACGACACACAACTTCTATGTTTTAATGAGTGTAAGTCCAAGTGCAGTTGGTACACAAAGTGCTAATAAAGTAAGATTTGCATTTACGTATCAGTAGTATCGCAATTTAAATTGTAACACCTGTAAAGAGGGGTTAGTATGATACCAGAAAGTAAAATAAAATTTGTTTGTGG